CTGCGTTTCCTTGATAGTCAACGCTGAATATGACTTTGGTACCAGACTGAACTACTTGAAGAACATCCAGGTTGTCTGGATTTGTGTTGAAAGCTTGGGCGAATGATGAGCCGAAATACACGGACAACGCCCCGTTGGTTGGGGAGGCTGGGTTAGTCGAAGCCACACCATTAAACGTCAAGTTCCAAACCACCTTGCCGCCTTGGTTCACGACTTGAAGGACATCTAGGCTTTCCGGATTCGTGAAAGCTGCCTTGAAAGTAGCTCCAAAAAACTGACCCACGCCCACTGTACCATTGGTCGGCGGTCCTAGGAGTGCTGCCGAACCTGCCTCGAAATACGATATGCCCGCCTCTGTCGCCGACGTGGTTGGGAACACGAGCATCTGCGTTGATCCAGTCGCTCGACCACTCGGAACTGTCTGGCTAGTAATCAGTACGTCGTTGATATAGAAATAGCCGGTTTGACCGATCACCGCGAGAGTAAACTTGTCGCCAACCATCGGCACATAAAAAAGGTTATTGTATATAGTGGTCGAACCAGCACCATTATTAAAAAGGGCGTACGCCGTCAACTCAGCTACACCACCGCCGCCCAAATCCAATAGGTTGATGAACCATCCGTCGAGGATGTTGTTCACGTCCGGATCGACGCGGATGCCTATTCCGTTCTCTTGGGAATTGCCCGGGGTACCGAAATCGGCGAGCGTATACGAGACGTAACAATCTGCAGGCAATGTCACTGCTATTAAATTGTCACCGTTGAAACTATCGATACCGACATCAGTTCCTTCAGCAACGCCGCTCACCGCTTTAATGTCATGATACGTGACGTTGTTGTTCAGAATTAACTGCCATTTCGCAGGGTTTAGCGGATTCGCATCGGGCGTAAAATGATCCGTATACAACGGAGTCAAAACAGGCGTTGGCAACTAAAATCCTTGCGCAGATTGAACAGGTGCGCTATTTGAAAAGCTTAGATGCAGGGCGTGAGGTGTTGCCCTGGTCATGGAGGTAGGTTGCGGCATGAGCCTTGAGATGGGGCGAGATTGCTCCCGCCCCGAGTTAGTTTAGATAGATACGCCTTCGATCAATTCGCCCGTATCCTTGTCACGAACCTGGCCTTGAACTGGCAGGCCAGCTGCGTCAACATAGGTTGCGTTTGGAGCGACGTTCGGAAGCGACTCTGACGCCGACATCGTGTCGGTCGACTGATCACACATCTCCATAGCTTCACGCCAGCCCTTGTGAGTGTGATTTGCAATTTTAACTTTCTTTCCGCGCTTGTCTGTGCGGACCAAATATTCAACGGTGTCTTCACGGAACCACTGCATACCGCAAACACGACACCTGATGTAGTCGTTGAATGCGATGAAGCGGTGCTGATAGACCGCGTAGTCCTTGTGCTGTCCCTTAGGACCTCGCCTACCGCCCTTCAAGTGCTTACAGCGAGCCTGCTTCAAAAGACGTTTAGAGTCCTGGTCCTTTGCGTTGCGTTCGCGCTGTGCCGTGATCGACTTACGACGTTCCTCAGCCTCTTGAGCGTTCTTTGCCTCGCGGCCCTCTTTCATGATAAGGTACTGAAGCAGCTGACTCACAGCATCGCTGCCGAGTTGAAGCGGCGACGCAGTTGCTGCTACAGGCGGAGGCACAGGAGCCTGCACTCCGGGCGTGGGGGCTTGCGGCGGGTGCGATGTTACCTGCTGTTCGTTTGATGAACCGTCGAAATCATCTTCGAACGGTGACTTTGGTTTGTTAGCCATGTTATCCTCATTTAACTACGTGCACCTTATGGCGTGCACAACCCAGTTTATTTATGTCAGCACAGTACTGGCTGCTGACTAGCCTAGATCAGACCTACGTCGTCTTTATTGCTTAGCTCTTCCTCGTCCTTGTATCGCTTGCCGTTGCGGATTTCCCACAACGACTCACGGTACCTGCGGAAGACACTGTTGCCCGACGGTTGTCCGAAGATTTGATGTGCCTGCCATTCGGTCAAGATTTCGCTCTTGACCAATTCTACCAAGGCCGTTCTCCATCCTCGGAGTTCACCCGCTGGTAGATTATGACTATCGAGTTGCAGAATCGACCACTCATACATCGCTGGGATTCTTAGGTAGCACACGTAACGTGCGCGACCCGTCTGCTTGGGTGGTATACACCACAATCCCACGGTCCCTGGGAGACCGTTGTAAACCGTGAAGCACTTAATCCCGAAGTCCCTTAACTTCTTTACGAAGGTTTCGGTGGACATGATGTTGACCAAACGTGCTTTCTTGTTGGTCAGGTCCTTTTGGTCGTCCATCTGGTAACGTTCTACCATCTCGTCTGAGATTTCCTTCTCTCGCTGGAACATCTCTCGGGCGTAGTGCTTGTAGTCCTGAGGGAATCGAACCCAGTCGGGCGTTCCGCCAGCAAGCATCATTTGGATGGACTCTTCCGTTGCCGCCACGTCGTGGAGGTGCGTGAAGATCTCTTTATCGCCTGCATCCTTCGTGTTACGTAGGTCGACTCGATCTTGGCCTGGGGCTAGGGTGCGCATTACGTTGTTAGACATTGTATTCTCCGAGCAAATTGGAAGTGAAGGGGAGGGCATCGACCCTCCCCCTCGGGTTGTTACTGAATAGCCGGTACGCTGTCGATGTAGCGCAAACGCTGAGTATTTGATCCGGTAGCTGGCGGAAGAGTAACTGTCTGATGAAACCTGTAGGCAGCCCAGCCCCCAATCGTTGCCGTTGGGTCGAACGAAGACGGAGGAGCATCGGTCACGACTTTGCAGTCGATCGTTCTCCAATCGCCTTCATCCAGATCCACGTCGCCAGGAACCTGCAGCCACACACCGATCATGGCGTAGTTGCCAAAGATGTAGGTGCGGTAGCCGGTCTTGGTGCCGCTGTAGTTCGTGGTCTTGGTCACGAACGGGGTCTGACGGAAGAGGATGTTGGTGCCAGGCAGACGAATTTCCTTCGTCTGGTCTGCGCCAGCGGTCTCGTCGAACATCTTCTGGCCGCTTTCCGTGTGCTTCCAGTTGTCGATGATCGAGTTGTTAACCGTGGTGGCGTTGTAGATGTCGCCCAACACGTTCGGCGAAATTACGCCGTAGTACATGCCCTTCTTGCAAGGCAACACGTCGATAGAAACAAGCTGCTGCTTCATTTCGCGGATGGTTGCAAGGTCAAGCGTGAACGGCGTGGTCAACAGTCCGTTCTGGCTGACGTTGGCGTCAACTGAGTTCGCGCTGTCTGCTACTGCGCTGTACAGTTCGCTGATGCTCTGTCCAGCCTGATAGCCCAACTCCACCGCGCTGTTGCCGACCAATTCGTCGATTGACGAAGCGATAGCGAACGCTGAGAAGTTGGTGTAGTTGTTCCATTCGCCGACCGTTGCCGGTGAGGTGATTTGCGAAACAACCTCAGGTGCGCCGACGTTACCGTCCGCTGCCTGTGCAGTGTCTCCAGTCAAAGTGTTGTACTGGAAGAACTGACGGTTAATACCCATGTGCAATCCCTGCACACGGCGCTCCGCAACCGTTACGAAAGCGTCGGTCTCACCCTTCAAGTTCGGGATCAGTTCTTTGTCGAACAAGATCGCCTGCGCGGTGAGTACGTTTGATACGTTTGATGCTGAAGGAGTTGGTCCACTCATGGATCACATCTCCCCTCAATAGTCAGAAGCTTTTCCTTCTGCTACTTCCCGATTACAGGAATACCAGCCGCTTTCAGCTGCGCGACATATTTGGTGTCGTTCGCAATCTTCTTGTGGTATACTTCATTTGGCATATTCCTGATTTCTTTAAGCAATCGAGAACGGGTCGCTGCGATGTCTTCTGGCGTTGTCGCCGTTGACTCGGGACGAGGTGCACTCAACGTTCCGGGCTGAAGACCACCGTTGACCACCGGCTTGCGCGTGACTACTGGTCTATTGACCGCCACATTCGCTGTCGGCGCTGTTGCCGCACTTGCGGGAGGGACCGCTTGCGGGTTCGCTTGTGCTGCTGATACTCTGACTGCGACATTAGCTGGAGCAACAGCGGATTGGGCTGATGCTTCTGCTTCTGTCATAGTTGCCTCGGCTGGCGTATTCGTCGCTTCCGAGACGGGTGTTGTTGCTACCGAGCGTACCGGCTTCGGTAGCTGGTCTTTAACTGCCTGAAAGGTCTTTTCGAGATTGTCATAGGTCCACGACAGC